TAAGTCTGCTGGATTTAATTCTAGTAGTTCAGTTAATTCTGCTACTAATTCTAGTTTGGTGACTGGTTTCTCACCCGTTTTGGTTGTGTATTCAGTCTTTTTATACACTCCTTCTCTTGATAGTTTACCTATAATAGATTTTACACTCTTGTTAAGTTCTTCTGCTAGATTTTCTACTGTATCTCTATCAGGATTAAGTCTATATTGGTTAACTATATACTCTACTTGGTCTTGTGTGTAGTTTACTGCCATTTTGTATGGTCCTCCCATTGATTCATTAGAATTCTTACTTGGTTCTCACTAGAACCCCACTCTTCTGCTGCTATTCTTATTGCTTCTTCAGTTCCGTACTGCTGTTCCCAACCATAGAACTGTAGTTCTTTCTCGTTCATGACTCCTTCCTTTGATAGTTATCAATCACTTCTTCTATAGGTAGTTGATTCTGCACTATAGTTATTCTTTTACCACTTAGTTTATGTACTGCACCATTGTTATAGTATACAAAGTACCCCATACCAAATCCTAAGTCTCCTATACCTCCTTTACACATGTAGTGCTGGGATATTTGATTACCCCAGTCCTCTGCTTCAATGTAAAGACGTCGTTTTTCTACTATGTCTGAATACTGACTCATTAGCAATCCTCCCAAAATTTGTCTGCTATCTCATCTAGCACTTCATTTGGATAGATAGTTTCTCCATCGATTTTGTACTCTCCATAGTAATCAAAATCTTCGTGTTCTGTATCGATACTAGGATATAGTTCGTTAAATGCTACCATGAGTTCATCTGCATCAGTTTCAGTGTAGTCTCCGTCCCAAGCATCCCAAGTACCTTCATCTTCTGTACTTCCAAAGTATTGCTTACCCATGAAGTTTCTAAACTCATCTTCATAAGTCATACTTGCATTTATTTCAGTTTTGTACTCGTTTGCGTAGAACTCAATTATGTTTAGCACTAACTCATGAGGTTGTCTCCATGCACTGTACCCAGCGATGATACCATCTTGCATTTCCTCAATGTGACACCATTTAGCACCTACATTGTCACAGTACCAGTCGTATGAGTTCTCTAGATAACCATCTTTGTCCAATCGTTTTTCTACTTTAGACATGAATGGTTGGTGTTCTATTTCTACATACTCTGTTATTTCCATATCATTGTCATTAAAGTCTTTGATAGTTCTTTTCTCAGTTTTAACACTTTTGTTAAACTGTTCGTCTTCTATTCCTTCTATATGTATTGTAAAATGTACATGATTTGCCATTATATGTCTCCCTCTGCTCTTACTTCTGAGCGTATGATTTCAAATCCATTCGGATATCTACTCTCTAGTTTGTTAATGTTCTCGTCCATTACTTCGTCTGGAGTAAACCCAAGTGCTATACACCCTTGAACCCAGTACCAAAGTACGTCACCCAACTCTCTTTTCATGTGAAAAATCTCATCACTTGTGAACTGTGTATTGTTCTGAAATACTTTCTTTTTCACTACCTCAGCAAACTCACCTGACTCTGCCATCATTCCTATCAGTGCAGTCATCAATCTTGCCATATCGATTTCACACTCTAAGAGTTTACCATCTTGCATTGTGTGTTCGCCCATTAGTTTATCTAGTCTATCACACATTTTAGTAGTATCTTTACTAGTATCTGATGTACAGGAGTCTACAAACCTTGCGTAATCGTTAATCTTACTCATTATGCTACTCCTCCAGCGATATCGCTTATGAACTTCTCTAGTTTTTCTACTTGTTGCTTGTCAAAACCTAACTGTAGGTCGCCACTGCTAATCCATCTGCCGTCTTCTAACTCAATGTCCATATGTTCTACGCCATTTCTAGCAGGACATTCCCAGTGGTCAAACTTCTTAGTTGTATTTTGTGGGTATGCTATTCTCTTTATTGTACTACCATTCGCTCGCATACCAACAGCGTAGTGTTTGTTATATTTATTTGCCAATGTCTTTTACCTCTTTCTTTGGTATCACTTGATATGCACCTTTGTTATAAGCAATAGATACCGTGTACTGCTTTGATACTTCTTTTTTATACGAGTTGTCTACTGGTACTTTGTACTCTCCGACTGGCATACTTGGTATGCTACTCGTTTCCTTAAATTGTTTAGTTGCTACTGCCTCAAAATTTGGCTTCGCTTTCTTACTAGTGTATAGTTTCTTTACTTTACGTTTACGCCCATACTGGTCATACATCATACTGCCTTTCCTCATAGTATTCTCCCTAGTATAAAAACTTGTAGAATTAGCACTAATACTGGTACTACTGTTCTTACTAGTTCAAGTCTATGCTTCATGTCTCTGATGTCATCTTCCAGACGCTTTGCTCTTTTAGTCATCTATTTCTCCTTCTAATTTGATTTGATTTAGTTCACATACTCTGTTTAGTAGTAGTTCATATTCTGCTGTCAACTCTACTATATGCTCGTTCAACGCTTCCAAGTCATCAAGGCACATTTTGATTTCTTCTTCTTGCACTCTTAGGTCTGACACTAAGCGATTAAGTTCTGTCCTTTCGACTGGGAAGCGTATAACTACCCCCATTATCGTCCCTGTCCTCTGTACTTTTTGAAGGAACGCTTCTTGTTTTTGTTCTTGTTCAAAGAGATGTTTCTGTGTGAGTCTCCCTGTGATGTTTTCTTTACATGACTCTTGTGTACTGCTTTACCACCCCACTTCATGACTGCACCTCCACCCATTCGATTTTGATACCTCTGCGTTGGAGTTCGTTTATGCACTTCACTCTTACTTTAGGTTTGATGTTGTTACCTTTTGAGTTGATGTACTCAAATAGTTCTTCTTTCTTCATAGTGTGCATGTAGAAGTGTTCCATAGGTAATTTACTTGCTGGTACGCCTCTGACGTATTTCTTTGCACTTGGTTTAAATTTTACTGGCATATTGCTCTCCTGTGTTGTATTGTTAAATTGGGGAGGGCATTTTCATCCCTCAGTGTATGTTCAGACATAACCTCCACACTCATTCATCTAGGAAAATGTGGTTTCCTTTTTCTTTTCATATAGATATTATACAGATGTTTGAGAGATTTGTCAAGAACTATTTTGAATTAACATAAAGAATTTTGATGTTAAGTTATTTGAAAGCAAAAAAATGGAGAGAAAAGCGTGGGACTTGCCCTACTACTTCGCTCTCCATCCAAAGTTTTTGTGATTTTTTAAGTGGTCGTGTCGGCATAACTCACGAACCTATCCACTGTGTAACGAGAGGTGATGGATGTTACGAACTTCAATCTACGACTTGCGTCTATGGTATACTGCTCATTTCGCATCACTTCTTTACTAATGTCGACTAATCGAGTGCGAACTTCTACAGTATATCTACTGAGTGAAGGTGCGACCTCCGTTCTCGTTCCAATCTCTTTCCAACTTAATGGTAGCGACAAAATCGTGTCATACTGCCCACTCGTCCCGCAGTATGAAGTGAAAACCTCTTCTGTTTTCTTACTCTCACTCGGCACACTATGTGTACCAGCATATGTGTCTGCTTACTTCCGTGACATCTTGCGATGGCAGACAACGTGGTTTGCTACTTGGTATTTTTCGATTTGACAGCTAAAGCTGAATCGCATCTAATCTACAAGCGTGGTTTCCTCACTCTAGGGTTGATTGTATGGTCATAATCCACCCGTTCCATTACCTCTGCTTTAGTAAACCCGAAGGTCGTAACGCCCATTAAAGCAGTAAAACAAATCGCTTTTATACTATCGAGATAGTGCCGAATTATCTTGCTTCGTTACCTCTGCTTATCGCCTTTGCTTTCGTACTAGGTACTAAGTTCGCAGGACTTATTGAGAGTATCAACTCAAACTATTTACTGACCAGTTCATCAGGTTATGACTCGCTCCTTGCTGCGGAAGGTATGTCTCATAACGACTATCAAAAGCGGACATTATTCACAGTTAACGCAATCTCATATATGTCTAAAGAGCATACGGCAGTGTTTTACGAGTCGCCACTCAGGGTAGAAAACAACTCTCGATTATTTATTCGCTCTCCCTCCTCCGAAGAGTCTGGGGTCACTGCTAAATCATTAATTTTTTCGATTTAGTGTTGTTTTCTTTGTTTCTGAATATATATTATATCCACTTTCTAACCATTTGTCAAGAAGAATTTTGATTTATTTGCTACTTGGTAGTTGTAAATCTAACTCAGTCCCAACGGGTCTTTTTCTTAATTACAAGTATATTATATACACTTTGTAACCATTTGTCAAGAACTTTTTAAGGAGAACTTGAAAAAACTTTGATGAGGGTGTTGGAGTTGAACCAACTACTTCCGTCTCAGTTACTTTAGAGGGGCGTGCTTCCGTAGACACTTACCCTCATCAAAGTTGATTACTTAGGGTAATCAATCCTTGACACTCTTACTGTGAGATTGCGTCAACTAATCTCTGTAGGTCTGCTTTACCTGCTTTCACTAGTGTTGGTAGTTCGATTCCGAAGTGTTCTTGAATCTCGCTTACTAACTCTGCTTTAGCAACTACTGGTTCACCTGATTTAGTAGTTCTAGGTTGTGCTACATAGACTCCCTCTCTTGACAATTTAGCAATGATACTTCTTGTAGTCTTGCCGAACTGTTGTGATAGTGCGTCTACAGTCTCTCTTGTTGGGTTGTCAGTGTATGCTGTAGTCATCTCTGAAACCATTTCTTCTGTGTAATTTTTAGCGTTTGCCATTGTATTTCTCCCAAAATATTTGTTTTTTATTGTAAGTATATTATACTCGATTTTAAGTGTCTTGTCAAGGATATAATCGAAAAACTTTACTTTAGGTTTTGTTTGATTTTTCATTGTTGTCTCCTTTTTTCGTTATAGGTATATTATAGTCGGTTTACCCATATTTGTCAAGAACAAATGCGATTTATTTCTTAGGCGTCGCCCTGCGCCCATGTTATTACCACTCCAGCAATTACACTGAAAGTGAATAGGATTGGACTCTCTGCCCATAGTAATGGTACTACTGCACTTAGAAAAGCGAACATAAAGATTGCGATTAAAACGTATAGTAGTAGATTTTCCATATTACTTTTATCTCCTTTTGAATATAAATATATTATACACACTTTATATATGATTGTCAATAACAAATGTGATTTATTTATCACTAAAACGCAAATTACTTCGGGGGGCGGGACGCGAAACCACCTCGCTTCGCTCGAATTGCCGCGAAAAAACGCAAATTTCCGCAAATTTCTCTTGACACCCGCGATAATCTCTGATATAATATAAATAACCTTATAATAGACTAGGCTCGCTTTGGCACTTCGCGCGGTTTCGTTTCTGCACTTCGTTTTGCCACTTCGTTTTTGCACTTTGGCGCTAAATCGCATTTTTTCGCTAAACCGCTCAACCATGCGGGTTTGCGGGCAATTTACCGCGAGGTTCTACTGTCAGCGCAACCATGCATTGGCGGATAGACTTACGCATGAAGAAAGTTACTAGAAAATTGAGAAAACTCTTGACACACCCGTCAAAGTGTGATAAAATCGGCGCGCTTTGCTCTATAAAAAATAATTGAGTTATTTTCGCTTTACCTATTGACCGATGCGGGTATGACCTGTATAATATATTCCATATTAAGGAGAAACATTATGAAAAAAGTAGAAAAAGCAAAAAAAGTCCACAAAACTAAAGCACAGTTGGTGGCAGAATTAGAGACAGTAGCAAAAGTAGACAAAGGTTTCCTAAACTCACTAGAAAGAGCAAACGCTGAGACAATCAAAAAACTAACAGCACTTATGTCCTAATACAGAACCCGCGAAAGCGGGTTTTTTATTTTCAAAAAAGCTTGACAAAAGCGAAAATCCGTGCTACAATACTAGGGTGGAGGGCGGGATAGCCCTGCAGAGACTTGTGGATAACCTGTGGATAAAGCGGCATGTCACACGAGACTTCACTTTATCACTTCACTTTTCCACTCTGGCGCAGAGCGCCTTCGCTTTTACACTCGCTTTTCCACTCTGGCGCAGGAGAACACTTTTTGTAAATGCAAATCGTTCTGAGAATGATTCTCATTCAGCTTTTTTCTCTGGACAAAAAAAA